GGGTTCAGTGATGTAATATCGAAAGTATCCACCGATTTTTTCAAATTCAGTTCAGATAACATGGATTTCTATGTAGCATTTGATTTGCATAAGGGAGTGGATGAGTTAATGTTCACCTGGGTTAATAGTTCGTTGTTGTTTGATGGTGGGCTGTGTAACACTCAATTCATAAATGCGTTTAGTGACATCGTGATTGACTCACTGAAGAGTCAAGCTAAAAAACAGAAATGTGTATTGACTAAGAATGATGTTCGCCAGAACCTGATTGTATTTGGTGTACTTAAACTAGCCAACCCAGAATACGACGCCCAAAGTAAAAACAGATTGACTGGACCAAATCTACGAAAAAATATACAAGATGTGTTGACGTCACAATGGAAGCAATTTTCCAAACAAAAGACCGAGTGGTTAGATGTTGTATTGACTAGAGCTGCTGCACGCCACCACTCTAAGGCAAATGATGAAGCTATTAAGAGTTTGTCAAAGAATCTCAAAAAGAAAGTTCCTGGGTTGACTGATGCTACAAGTAAGCATCGGGGCGATTGCAGTATAATTATCACAGAGGGATTATCGGCATCATCTGGAATAATTGAAGTTCGTAATCCGGAACGAGTAGGATCGTTTCCATTGACTGGAAAGATTAACAACGTATACGGTATTGGGCCAGCTGAACTACTAAAGATGGGAAAGATCACCAACTTATTATTGAGCATCGGGTTGATCCCAGGTAAGAAAGCAATCAGACATGAGTTGAGATTCGGCAAGATCATAATAATGACAGATTCTGATCCAGATGGAGCTGATATCTGCGATCTGTTGATCAATCTATTCTTCCAATTCTGGCCAGAGTTGTTTGATCCATTAAAAACACCAATCATATATAGGCTAGTAGCTCCGAATGTTGTGCTAAGTAAAGGTAGTAAACGAATACATTTTGTGAACAGAGCAGAATATGAAAAAAGTAAACATAAATACACATCATATACTGCTGAATACATGAAAGGTTTGGGAAGTATGTCCAAATTAGATTTCCAAATGGTATTAGAAAATAGCGAATGTTTAATCCCCTTCATCGATGATGGATTGATAGGGTCCACTCTGAAATTGTTATTTGGGGATGATATTGAAGCACGAAAAGAATGGTTAACAAACTGAGATAATATAATATGAAATTGAATGAGATTAATAAAACCGAAGAAGATCCTGAGGTAGAAAAAACAGAATCCAAAGGTGGTACGTTCATTGCGATACGTCCATCGACGGAGTCCGTTAAGCGCATCACCAAATTCATGAAAACCAATAAAATTCCATCAAAGAATAAGGACCTACATTGCACTCTCGTGTATAGTGGAGTGCATCTACCGACTTTTCACGATATTGATGATAAGAAGATTGTACCTGGGGCACCAGCAACGATTGCTAAGTTCGAAATGTGGAATTCACACAACACTGAAGATTCAAAAAATGTGTTGGTTGCTATATTGAAGTGTGATTGGGCCAATAATCGCAATAAAGAAATAATGAGTACCACTGAAGCTACAACAGATTATCCCAATTACAAGGCTCACATGACTATATCGTATGATGTGCCAGATGACTTCGATGTGAAATCATTAGAGTGGGTAGATGGTGATATCGTTTTTGATATTGAATATGTAGAACCTTTAGATCCAACTGACTGAGAGTATGTAGAATGATGAAATCGTCTGACTATATTGAATCATTACGAAAAGAGTTCGCTCTATATGTTATTACCAATAGAGCAATTCCGGCAATAACTGATGGAATTAAGCCAGCTGCTAGACGTGTATTGTGGACTGCTAGGGATGGAAAGAAGCACAAATCTGCATCTCTAGCTGGTGCAACTCTACCACTCCACCCCCACAGTCCACCAGAAGGAACGATCAATACACTAGCTGCTCCATATGGTAACAATTATCCATTACTTAAAGGATATGGAGCTTTTGGCACTTGTGTTAATAATACAGCATATGCTGCGTCAAGATATACGAGTGTGGAAGTATCTGAATTTGCTAAACAGATTTTATTTAAAGACATTGAACTTGTGCCAATGATGGAGAACTATGATTCAACATTGATGGAACCTGTGCACTTTCTCCCAATCGTCCCAATTGTATTACTCAACCCCGCAGATGGAATTGCAGTTGGTTTTTCGACAACGATAGCTCCAAGGAAGTTGCAGGATGTAGTTGATCGACAGCTGGACTATTTGAAAGGGAAAAAGGTAACGCCCACAACTCCCACTTTCTTACCCACCAATGATGTAGCTACTCACCGAGATTCTAAGTGGGTGTTCAAGGGTGAAGTTGTTAGAAAGAATGCAAGTAATGTAACAATAACTCGAATTCCGTTTGGTACCTCGCATGCAAAAATCCTACAAAATGATAACAGCAAACTGAATAAATTATTGGATGTTGATGCTATCTCAGATTATGAAGACCGCAGTAGAGACTCAATTTCAATCGATGTTCAGTTTAAAAGGGGGGAAGCTGGAAAACTTAGTGACGATCAGCTGCTCACCAAATTGGGATTGGTCGTCAATGTATCAGAAAACTTAAATGTATTGGACTTCACCCACAAAACTGTGATGGGAACCAATGACGTTGAGATCATTACAACATTCACAGAGTGGAGGTTGGGTTGGTATGTGGCTAGATATGAGCGACTTAAATCCATTATTGAAGATGACATCCAGAAAGAAGTTGATATCATAACGGCGATAGATCAACAAGCTGGGTTGGTTGCTACTAAGAAGCAAACTAAAAAGGACTTTGATTCCTGGTTGCAAGATATTGGCATCGTGAATGTATCATATATATCAGGACTACCAACCTACAGATACACACTAGATGAACGTGCAAAGGTTGAAAAGAGCTTAACAACCAATCGGGAAATATTATCCGAATATGTAACCATATTGGGGTCTGAAGATATTCGACGGGCGATTTACATTAATGAACTTAAAGACATCAAAAAACAATTCACAGGAGCAGTAAAATGAAACACTTAGGTAATGATGCAGTACAGTTAGATCATGTTGAAACTTTTACGAATGAGTTAATTAATGTCCGGGATTCATTTCATGTATCCCTGGAAGAGAATAGTCAGCTGGTGGAGAACTTAATGGAAGAGCACCGTTCAGCTACAAACAAGTCCATGATGTTTGACATCGCTACTCTAGTTGTACTCTGTAGTGGCATAGTCATTGCCAATATGGATAAGATATTGGCAATGTTTTAGTTGACAATACTCGCCGAATAAGGGTATAATATGTTTTAATACCAATCACAGCACCAATATGACGCGAGATGACCTAATATCGATGATTCAAATGACTCCTATTTGCAATGTAAATAGGAGTCATCACTTTGACTATTTTTTAGTATCAATAAATTTGACCACACTCAATGTGGTTGTCACGGACAGTTTTGGCGAAGTTGTGATATCTATAAATATAGAGGAACCAATCATTTTAGCGTATATTGAATCCACCAACTCAATACAGACAGGAATTCACAATTACTTAGTGAATTGCAAGCTAATCAGATTTCATGATTTGGTATTGATACGAGACTGAGAGTATGTACAAACACAATTTGACAGTCCAACTAGCTGGTGACATAATTGAGAAGTATGGGGATAACCCTGGTCCAATATTCACACCCGAGGTGACACCATACCAGGCTGTAAAGGGTTTATATCCCGATTTTGACATACTGGATTTTTCAACCCAATTGAACATAACGATCGGTATAATGGATTACATGATTGATTGCTCTATGCCAGATTATACGTCACCATTTCGCACGGTGATTCACGATTATTGGTTCTGTAAAATATCAAATTATGAGGATGATACCATCAGTGGTATGATTGTAGACTCATCCACCACAGAAGTTGTACACATAGCTAATGTAACAGATTTAGTCGATAGTGGTATGATGGCAGATATTCACGACGTTCACAGATTGAAGAGATGGTTGGTTGCAAAAGAAATACTAAAATCTACACACTCATTGCTAAGTATTCAGGCATGATACCGAATACTTAGCAACCTGGCTACCCCAACATTGAACTGAAGTCATCAAAATCGCCGTCAGATATATCAGAATTAATTGCACCAACCAGATAAGCATCCAGTTGAACTTCCATTCCAGCATTCTGAACTGATCTGCTATTCAACCAATGATCCATCCAATTTAATGGATTGCGTGTAGGAGGGAATACAGCATCTAACCCAACTGCTCGCATCCGTTTATTGGTGATGTGGTCTATGTATAGGTGCAGCACTGCAGCATTCAATCCGATCATAGATCCTTCAGTAAACAGATAATCTGCCCACATTTTCTCTTGGGATGCTGCGTCTCTAAACATCTGCACAGCCACTGGGGCACATTTAACAGCTATTGCAGCCCACTCTGGACCTTCTGAACCATTCCTCACATACTTCAATATATTTTGAGTCAACCCAAGATGTTGGGTTTCATCTCGAGATATCAAACTCATTATTTTTGACGTACCCTCCATCGTCTTATTCTCACCAAAGGCAAAGTTGCATGCAAAGGATACATAAAACCTCAACCCCTCCAGAATATTCACACACATTAGTGCAAGATATAACTTCTCTTTGAGTAAGTTCATATCCACACTATTTGGATCTACAAGATACTGGTGTTGGTAATCAATAAAATCATCATAATAGTAACCAATGCTTGCAGCCCTGCTCATAATTTCCGGGACGTCAAGTATATGATCCGTCACATCAGCTGGATCAGGAAAGAGATTCCGGATAATGTGTGTGTATGATCGGCTATGGATTTTTTCAAAGAATCCCCAAGTAATTATTGCCGCTTCTAGTTCAGGGAGTGTGGTTGCTGGTAAGAATGCATGTAATACGCCCCTGGATTGAATTGAATCTAATAGGATTTGATATTTCAAATTAGATACAAATATAAACCGTTCACCTTCGGTCAACCGCTTAAATTCACCATTGTCCTGGAGTAATGATATTTCTTCTGGTCTCCAGAAAAAACCCATCATTTTGTTGTCAGCTTTTTCAAAAGCTGGAAGTCGTGGGTTCGCATACTCTTGAATATTCATGCCTGTTCCATAAAACATAGGCTCGTCTGCAAACGTTAGCTGGTCTGTATAAAATACTGATTTTTTCATATGTTAGTTCCAATAATTAAAACCCCACTCAAGATAATCTCAAGTGGGGGACGTTTTTACTAAATTGAACAGGCTCCACCTTCACAATCCGATCCCATGTCCAATTCATCTTGTTTGCTATTATCATCACCAACCGAAGGTAGATCAACCTTCCCATCATCTGAATTCAAATAGTAGAATGTCTTCATTCCCATTTTATGGCCGTATATGATATTTCGCATCACATCCTTTACAGGAAGTTCGCCATTTGGATATCTTGATGCAACGTAATATTCATTGACTGACATACCTTGATCAAAATATTTCTGGATCACTGCAGATATGTTAATGTATCCGGTGTTGGTGTACTTCTCATCCCATGCAAACACATAATAGTCTTTCAACCTTCTGTATTCTGGAAGTACCATTTTAAGGATACCTTTTTTGGACTTTTTGTGAATCACTGCAGCGCGTGGTGCCTCAATGCCATTAGTTTCATTGGATGTGACACTAGAACTTTCAGATGGCATTTGGCAGGATAAAGTGCTGTTGCGAATTCCAAACTCAAGTACATCACGTCTCAATTTTTCCCAATCGAGAGATAGTGGACGATCACACACTTCATCCACACTCTTGGAGTATGTATCTATGGGTAAGATTCCCTGACCATACTTAGTTTCCAAGTATAGGGGGCAAGGTCCATGTTCTTTAGCTAATTCAATTGATGTTTCAATCAAATGATACTGGAATAGTTCAGTAACTTCATCCATCAATCGCACAGAATCTGCATCACCAAAGAACATTTTGTTTTTTGCAATAAAGTGTGCCATACCAATGTAACCCACACCAAGCGATCGTCGATTCAGTGTTGCAGTCTTTGCTGGGACTATTGGATATTCCTGTAGATCGATAACCGAATCCAATGCTCTAACTGCCAGGTCACACCGCTTTTTCATTTGAGCGTGCATGTTATTGACGTCAATATTTCCCAAGTTAATGGCAGACAGGATGCACAACGCAACTTCCGATTCTGGATCATCATATGTTTGGGATGGTTCGGTTGGTAATGTAATTTCACAACACAGATTTGATTGCCTGATTGGAACTGTGAAGCTTGAGTGAGAATTACAATGATCGATATTCATTAGATACAATCGACCTGTCTCAATGCGTTCTCGGATCATATCAACAAACAATGTGCGTGCATTTATTTTAATAGAACTCAATGTTGGATCTTGCTCAGCTGCTACATACAATGCTTCGAATTGATCATCACCAAAGTGCTCGTATACTTCTGGGACTTCGTGAGGAGAAAAAAGTGTGATATCAGCTCCAGATATGACACGCTGGAAAAACAATTTATTGACTTGGATGTTATAGTCCATATTTCGGACTCTATTCTCGTCTGTACCTTTGTTGTTCTTCAGTACAATAATATCTTCTATCTCTTTATGCCAGAATGGAAAGTACACTGTAGCGCTACCTCCACGCACTCCACCTTGGGTGCATGACCGGACACTAGTCTCGAAGCACTTCAAGAAAGGAATCACTCCAGTGTGGACTACTTCACCCCCACGAACTTTGGATCCAATTGCACGAATTCGTCCAGCATTGATTCCAATCCCAGCACGTTGAGATGTATATTTTTTAACATAACTATCGGCTTGTATTATGCTATCTATGGTATCATCGACATCAATTAATACACACGATGAATATTGTCGCAATGGAGTTCGAACACCACACAATATGGGTGTTGGTAGATTGATATTAAATTGACTGATTTCATCATAATACCCAACCACATACATCATGCGTGTATGATCAGGATAGCTAGAGAATAGTGTCATTGCAATACACATATACATATACTGTGGGGTTTCATAAATTTCCCCAGATTGTCTATCTTGAATCAGGTACTTATCGATACATTGCTGTATCCCCGCAGACTTAAAAAGATCATCACGATCGTGATCGATGTGGCTATCCAGATGATCAATTTCATCAGATGTGTAATTCTCTACCAATGCACTGTCGTAAACGGAGATACTTACGTTCTTCCGGATTACGTCACCCAATGGTGGAGTCACGTAACCATCAAACACTTCCTTACGTAGGTTGTAATTGGTCAATCTTGCTGCAACGATTTCATAATTTGGTGTATCGACAGAAATCAAATCAACAGCCGATCTAATTAGAATGGCATGAATATCGGTTGTCTTAATTTCGGGGTTAAACTGTAGGGATGCGTTCAATTCAATATCAGACACAGACACACCAGATAGTCCTTTAGTAGACTCTTCTAATATGAAGTGGATCTTATTGTAATCCAATGGGGTCAATTCCCCATCTCTTTTGGTAACATTAATGTTGGGCATTCAATCAAAATCCTGTAGGTTGAAGTCGACTTGATCATACTCAAACCGAACTGAGTGGTGCAACATGGTATGTTGCTTTTTGTCACATTTGAGGTTATTTATGAGTCATTTGTACATGTTAGTGTCGCCACAATAAATGGGCTGTCATGGTGTAATAGGGTTAAATCTTAACAAATCGTAATATATCCATGGTGAGGTGTCACATCCATAAATACTTAATTACACGAGAATAATATCATATGAGTCTTTTGTCGGATACATATAAGTCATTGGGTACAAATTCAGTCATACATTCAGATGTGACCGCATATACTGTGGTCACTAATGGTGTGGAAACACTGAATGTGCTTAAAAGTGGTGGAGTGTGGGTTACAACACTGGATGAAGGTGCTGACCCAATTCACACAATATCCAAACTCGATTCGTTTGTATGTGGACATTCATACAAAGACCCTGCTTTCGAGCTTACAATTGGTGGGGTTACTGAACACAGTACATTGATCCTTCTCAAGCACACAGCATTCTTTTGTGAACTAGACATTTCAATGGTTGGTGATACCATCACACTGTCTCACAACTTGCTTGGCAGTATGTTAGTTGAAGAGCCAAATAGTAGTTTAATGTATCACAAATTGTTTCCAGATGTGACAACATTGAGAGATTTGGAAAATATAGGGTACACGTTCAAAATGGGTGCCGGATTAGCTATTTCCAAACAACACTATGCAACATCCCACCGTGGGTCAAAGTCAGCCAGCCGCAGATCGTTGCAGACTATAATTATTATGAAAGATGGAAATATGTTTAGAAAAATGCCAAAAGCTAAATGGGTTCAATTGGTTGATCCTTCCGATAAGGATTCAATCACGTATGGTGTCCGATTTATGAAACAACTTTTAAAAGATCACACAGATAAGTTACAATCTCGTTGGGATAAATTAAAAACCGACCGATCGTGACACCACCAGGGACCTCCAGTTTGCTAATGATAAATACTTAGCATCTCACCAATGAGATTAACCATGAATGTATCAATCATTCATACTCCCAACACAAGAAGCAGTACAGTTCGAGGTTACACCAAATGAAGCATAAGCCCAGATTTCAACCACAGACAGATACAACCAAAGTTATTCAATATCTAACTCGTGAATTTCAACGTAAGACTATCCATCTAGGAAAGAGTATGCCGGTATCGGGTACAGCACTATATGCATTGCAGGTTGATTTTTGTCATCTGATTAATGATATTGTGTCAGGATATGAATATCAAACAAGCAAAAATGTAACTATTGCTAGCGATTTTATTGATAGCATCAGTTCACACGCGGTTAATGCTTAATGCGCAGATTGACCAACTAAAGACTTAATCTAATGAACACATTAGAATTGTTCGAAAAGATGCACAACAGGACTTCTGTTGTCCCATTACTGGACTCGCAGATCGATGTGATACAGAATTCGTGTGCATCGTTTCTTACACAATCTAATGGGTGTCCTTTATATAAGGTATTACCTCAAAATCAAACCTTCGTAAAAGTTAAAGCTCGCAAGAGAACAAAATCCACAACCTTTTCCGAAAGCTTTGATGTTGCATTAGATACAATCCCCAACCTACGACAACGAGCTATATATGCACATGGGTGTGCACCTTCCGACCCGAAAGGTCACACGTATTATATTTTTTTGGAAGATGGATTCAAGTTTGTATATAATCCCACCATAAACGATTCTAATATACTCGAATTAGTATATGATAGAGTAAACGAACAAGAGACTTTCGAAATGTTACTTCAGTGCAATTATGTTAGTGGAGACTTGATTGAAGGTCTCAACTCAGGTGCTGAAATATTAATTCACAACTCTCCTAGATATTATGCTATCCATACATCCGTATATCCAGAATACGCCAACTTGTTGAAGGTTTTAAATAAATGAATTATATTATGCACTGCTTTATGCCAGGTCACACGATAAACTCAATTTTACGATATCACAATTCAGCTATAATGGATGCCAATGAGTTAGCTCAGGTCACATCAGAGTTTATTGTGTTAAATGGATTAGTTGTTCCCAAAGCTGGTGAAGCTTTTAAAATACCAACCTTACCTAAATACGAAAAGGATTTATAATATGTCAGATCAGAAACAAGTGCTATATCAGAAAAATATCAAAACAAATACCGTATATGCATTCAGAGTAGTTACGGGTGAAGAAGTTATCGCTCGAGTGCTTAAAAATGCTGATGGGATGCTTATGCTATCATCACCACGTGTGCTTGTAGCTCAACTCCGAAACAAGGCCGATGGCACTCCCGTGTTTGCCGCTCAAATTCTGAATTGGGTCAATGCCGCTCCAGATGCTGATGTTCCAGTTTTTTATGATAGCATAATCTCATATGCTGTTGCGGAATCAGATATGGAAAAAGAGTACATAAGGTTCACATCTGGAATTCAATTGGTATAAATTATGTCAGTCACAACCTTTCAATGCGACACATGCAAACGTGAAACAGATCTTTTACAACAACCGAATAGTCTTGTAACTGTCGGACGGTGCACAATCACCCAGGGTTGTAGAGGTTCGTTGTACCCAACGGGCGAAAGGTTGACTGGCAGTTCTACATCTTCGACAGACATCGAGGATGGATTAATCGATTTCATTCCCAGAATAACGAAATACGACCATACACAATCAATATCCAACTCGGTGTGGATCATACAACACAACTTGGATGCAAGTCCCGCAGCTATAGTACATATGGATATTGAGGATGGGTTGACTACATATGTTGATCCAGACGATTATGTAGTCAATTTTGTCGACAACAACAATACTAGAATTGAATTTGCGAATAAAATAACAGGGGTAGCACAATTGCTGCCACGCTCTGGAACTAAAACAACCGTAAAAACTTTACCAAGTGATACAATCACCACACAATTGACGGGGAACTCAATACTAACCATCGGAAGGTTGTTTGGTGATGTCAATCCTGATGTGATTAATTCCACCATCAGTTTTGCATCTCCAGCTACGGGAACTGTGCGTGACATTCCCATCACAATGAATGCACATAAAAGCGCTACTGGTATTGCATTATTCAATACACCTTGGCAAAGTGTGAATACAATAAGTTTGGGTGGAAATGTATATAAAGTATACAGTATAGACATCAATGTGGTATTGAATTTAAACTCAATCGAGTCTGGATCGCCATATGTTATTAACGCTCAAGATAGTGACATTATTTTGATACCGAATGCCCCATTCTCATCTAACATTGTGGATGCTAATACTGTCAACTATGTGATTTCACCATCCATGATCATTAGTGCTGCTGCATCAAACACAACCACCATCAATAGTGAGTTGTTTATTGACTCGTCAGAAGTCCTCAAGTATCACCCAAGTTTAAAGGTGACCACAACAATCTACAATTAAATAGGTTTAAGTATGGCAAAAAGCAGTATTGGTGGATTAAATACAGAAACTCTTATGATTGAACGGTTATTGGCATGCCCAGATTTAATGTCAATATGCGTGCCCATATCCAAACCATCTTACTTCGTCCCCGAATTACAGGGTGCAGTTGAATTTATACTAGAATATTATCAAAAATATAATGTAGTACCTGACATTGATTCTATTAATGCAGTAAATGGAACTAAGCTTAAAATTCCCGATGTGGTATTGACCGATCAACGGCAGTTTTTATTGGACCAATTTTCAGAATTCTGCAAGCAGGAAGCTGTAATTGAGGTTGTATTGGGATCGGCTGAGTTTATAGATAGTGGGGATTATGGGAGTATCCTCAAACAGCTAGAAGAAGCATTGCTGATATCAATAGATCGAGATCTTGGAACAAACCCATTTGAAGGTGTGGCTGAACGGATTGAATTAAGAAACGCAGAGAATTATCCATTACCTACAGGACTGGATTCATTGGATAGGACCATGAATGGTGGATTGCCAAGAACTGGTCTGGTTATGATATCCGGTGGATCAGGTAGTGGAAAATCTGTATTAATGACAAATATCGGATTGTCAACTTTTGAACAAGGCTTTAACGTACTTTATGTATCACTCGAGTTACAAGAAGATCTGGTCAGTGAACGAGTAGAGAAGATGATCACGGGGTTCAATAAAGCCGATTCATATAAACGTGTCAATGAGGTTGCTCAGAGAGTGGAGTCACACTTTGAGCGGGATCGTGGAAAGTTCACAATTAAATATATGGATAGTGGATCAAATGCAAATCACATAAAGGCATATTTGAAGGAATATGAAGCCCAGCACAAATGTGTTCCCGATCTACTAATTTGTGACTACTTAGACTTAATGAATCCCAATCAAATGACGTCAGGTCTATCTGGAAATGTTTTCGAGCGGGATAAGTTGGCTGCTACTGAACTGCGATCGATTGGCAACAACCCACACTATAATATGGCTATGCTGACAGCATCTCAACAAAACAGAAGTGCTGTTGATGAAACTGATCACAATCACAGCCACATTGCTGGTGGACTAAGTAAAATCAATACTGTAGACTATTATTTCTCAATTGTGAGAACTCAATCTATGGTAGCCGAAGGTCTCCTAGAATTGATATGTCTTAAAGCTCGATCATCTGATGCTGTTGGGAGTAGATCCAGGTACAACTTCGATGGAGACTTTTTGCGAATATCTGATATGTCAGGTGGACACCCACAACATACCACCCCAACGAATGCAATGAGAGAAAATCAACCAAGTGAACCAAAAACTCAAAATGAAGAGAGGTTTGGGGACCTTGCGGATTTGTTCGATGAGTTATAATATTAAGTTCAATTAAATTTTACCCAAAGAATATATGGAGAATACATGCTAGAGACAATTAAAATTCATGGCACTACACTGGTCACATCTGAACTGCCCGCAGTAATGCAGAGCATGGTTGCGTTGTTGGAACATGCAATCCAGAAAGAATCTGAGGCAAAAAAGGATCTAGGGACATTTGAAGCTGGACGACTTGAAATTACGCGAAGGTTGGTGACTGAACATCAGAAAATTCTGGATCAACCACAAGAAATCACAGAACCTGTAATTCAATCAATAGAAGGTGGTAATTGTGAAACTAGCTAACCCCATTGTGATATCATATGCAAAGACTGAGAATGATGTAACCACTCGAACAATTATTCCATATAACCTTCCAACACCCAACGTGGGTGCTTGGGATGTCACATCTTTGGATGATGATCAAATCGATAACTTGGCCGATGCATATGCCAAATATATCGAATATCGAAATGTTAAACTATCGACAATCATGAAGTTTGAGGATTGGATAGTTGCAACGGATACATTGGTCGATCTAGCCATTCTGAAATATAGATCCTTCAGTCCAGGTAAGATGACAATCACAGAAAAAAAGCCGCTTTAAAGCGGCTTTTTTTGTCCTGCCATAAATACCTCAAACCATAAGCGTTGTAGAGTAAACCTGACATAATGTAAGTTGGTGCATGGTTTACATAAATACTACACAACCTGAGGTAAACTCATGAAACTATACGAAATATTATCAGAAGATGCTGTTGCAGGATCTACATCAGCACATTCGATTGCGGGCGCCAGAGATTCGTTATTTGGTGGTCCAATCAAACCCACACAACTTAAACGGATGATTCCCCCAGGTGGGTCGGTTGTGGAATTAGACCTGAAAAAACGTAAAACTGTTGCAGGCATCCCAGTCATAAAGTTCAATCAAGAGAGATAATATGTTACGAGAATTGTTAGAATTTAACACCGACTATAACCCATCTGATGTCACAAGCAAAGTTGCTGCGATCCAAAAGCAGGTTACCCCAAAAGAAAACACCGTATCGTTTGGGTTGGAAGATAGCGATGGTGGGATTATTAAGGTATATGTAACATCAGACCAAGCTGAGGAATTTGAACGAGCTCTCAGTCGGCAGTTGGATTCATTACCTGACGATTCGACTACTGAAATTGCTGAATTGTTATACAACATGCGATCAGACTTTAATATCATAAACGTCGAATGGCCGAATATAGTCGAAGATGAGGAAGAAGTTGTGGATTCGGGTGAAGTTGGAATGGATGGCATTGGTGATGATAAGGGTCCAGATGGGATTGAAGATGATAAGGGTCCAGATGCGATTGAGGATATGGGTGAAATGCCAGCAGATAGTGGAACTCCAGATGTAGATACAAAGAGTGCATTTGATGCTGTACTTCAGGTAATGACAGCTGATGCTGAAGCTAAGCGACAAGAAGCTATCGCTAGAACGGCAGAGGCTAAAGCTAAAGAGGCAGAAGCTGCAGCATCAATGGCTGATAGAAAACTTCGAGCAGAAGAAGAAGTTGCTGACATGGAAGCATTCTACAAATCTAAAACAGAAGAGCAGAAAGAAGCTAAAAAGTTGGCTAAATTGGCTCAATACCGTCACGATACGAAACGTGATGATACCAGTGATGATTATGAACTGTCTACCAATCAACTCACTGATAAATTACCACCCAGTGCAGAACCAGAAGAGGGTATGGACGAATTGGAAGCTGGGATAGATGGAGATGATGATATGCAATCACCAACCCAAGATCTCGATGCTACTATTGATATGAGTGGCGTTGAAGAAGATGAAGAAGCTGAACAAGTAGATGGTCCACAAACAACAGATAGAATGTTCAAAGATTTAGAATCATCAGTTAAATACCTACAATCATTACAAACGCGCCGAGCACAGGAATAAATTTAATGTTTAACCGCATACATGAAGAGATTGATTTTTCAGCTGGACCAGCCCCCAAACCTCGCGAAGAGCGTTCGAATGCTGGGACTCACGCATTAGCAATGGCTACATTAGTTGATATTATGGGACTATCTCAAGATGGTGCCGATAAAGTCATGGATATGATTGCAAATATGGGCGAAGCCTCGAGTGTACAAAGATCACTCAAACTGTTGCCCTTAGCTGCTCACTCCAGGTTGAATCAAATACTGGATGCGGTCTCATCAAAAGATCCTGCAGTGGATGGGGATGATATGGATGATGATGAATTTGATAACATGGTAGATCAAGCTGATGGGTATGATGATAATGTGGACAATACTTCACCAGATGAAGATCCGGACGAATTAGATGGTGATGAGTACCAACCAGATGATATGGATGATGAATCTGAGTGGACGCCAGATGAGGACCGATCTGATACTGAAGATTATATGGATAATCAAAATGATGTCGACCCGGTTGCCGATCCAGATGATTATGAAATGTCTGCTCGAAAAACTCCTGGAGCAACAGACATGCCTCCTGTAAAAGAATCATTCATAAAGTTTTTAATGAATGAGCAAGATGATATTAACTCATCTTTGATATCAGCTCTATCTTCTGATGATGACGATTCACTAGATGCGAACGATAAGGCCAAAATCGACCAACTCACAAAATCTGGCAATGAAGCTGGTGCCCAACGTATTAGAGATGCGGCCAAAAAGAAGAATAAATCAACTCCAATAGCTCCAAGTCAAAAGACAGTGGGTCAGCGAAATGTTGACCAAGCGAAAAATCAATTGGCAACTGCAATAGAAAGGCGTGCTGCTGAAAAGAAGGCTGGTCGATAATAATGTCAAGTTTAATTTCAGAACTACAAAAAAACACTGAAGGTTATGACATCGATATTATCTCCGAAAGTGAGTATCATGAATTGGATGAAGGAGCCAAGAGAGCATTCCGTCGGGTTGGAACTACTATAACTCAATATTATCGCTGCACATCAGGAAAAAAGAAAGGTAAACTGTCCGCAAGCCCACAGAGTTGTGGTCAACGAGCTGATCCAGCTAAAGTTAGGCATGGACGAGTGGTTGCACGAACGAAAGGTGCTATTAGAGTGCGGAAGACTGGTGTTAAGAAGAAAACCCAAATATCCAAACGAGTTACAAAGCTCAATACAAACTTATCAAAAAGTACAACTCCCTCAACAACAATCAAACCGATGGTAACATCAGGGATGACGTTTGTGAAATACCTAAATGATATCACACTGAATGAGCAAGAATAGGTTTAACCACCTCACCCCACCAACAACTGTCGACCTATCCACCGTGTCAGTTAGAGGGCAACGGTGGTATGTTACCCCAGAAGGGATTCGGTATCCATCTGTAACTACAGTATTATCATCTGAACCCAAATCCGCGATCATTGCGTGGAAAGAATCTATGGGCGCTGTCAAGGCTGATAAAGAAACCAAACGTTGTGCTGATAGAGGAACTGCTGTTCATGACATGCTCGAAAAGTATGTCAATAATGACCCCGACTATATCAATGGTCACACAACACAAAATGTCAAACTATTCAACCGTACTAAATTGGCGTTGAAGAAAGTCGATAATGTCAGAATTCAAGAAGTTGCTCTATATAGCAACATGCTCAAGCTTGCCGGAAGGGTAGACTGTGTGGCTGAACATAATGGCATACTATCGATAATAGATTTTAAAACGTCTACCAAATTTAAACCACTGGAGCTTGTTGGTGACTATATGTTACAGTGCACAGCGTATGCAATAATGTACAATGAGATGTTTGGTACAGCAATAGATAATATAGTGATAATCATTGGGGTCGAAAAAGAGATTGTGCCAACTGTCTACACAGACAAGATAGACGCACACATTGAGCCCCTACTCAAACGCATATCCAAGTTTCATAATGGAGTGAAATAATGCAGTACAATACAGTCTCACAGTTGGAACAACGTTTTTTGCGTGGCACATTGTCAGATCAACTACCCCTATCGTTTACGGTTGGTGATGATGTGTATCAATATAAAATGTCTACCCCAACGACCATATTAGAAATGATAACCGAATCAAAAAAGTATGTGATGGTGTACGAGTCTGATACATCATCGAACGCTTTAGCATTCGCTTGGGATGCTACTCCAAATCTGTCAATGGTTCCAATTGCTGTACGGTGTGTCGAACTTCCTGTCATTGTAGAAGGTACTGAGTTAGGTTATGAAGAGTCTGTTAGGATACACAGTATTGATGCTGGTAGACCCATTCATGCTAAGATAGATACTGGTGCTGATATGTGTTCGTTGCATGCCGAAAATATATCTATGTCCGACAATACAGTACGTTTTAGTATTAATGGCAGCCAGTATAGTATGGCCGTAGCTAGTACCATGCAAGTTAAACAAGCTGATAGTGATTCTGATGAATCGAGACCTATTGTTAAGTTCACCATGGATATAGCTGGAAAAACCATACAGGGTGTTGAATGTAATTTAAATGACAGAACTGGTATGACTCCACTATTGATAGGGAAGAATTTATTGCAGCGTGGAGACTTCACAATCCATACCAACGTATCAGAATCCATCGATTGGGCTGTGTACGAATCACCATTTGACAATGTCAATATAGTAAATCAGATCAAATCGAATGATGAAGATATTACAAAAATTGTGGAGTATATGTTATCATCTAATGTCACATTGCGAGATGTAATTCACCACATTAAGCAATCCACCATAAAAATGATGAATGAAAATATTAAATATTAATGAATAAGTCACCTTTCTTAATATATGAAAACTTCATCTCCCCATCACTATGTGAAAATATAGTAGATCAAACGGGATGGGTTATTGCAGAAAAAGCATCCCACACGACGGATGATGCTTTTTCTGATATTATCATCGATAAAATCAACGTCATCCTCCCACAGATTGAACAACAATTTGAGACCACCAACAAGCTAGTGGAGCCAGTGAACTTCGAGCGAATCCCATCTGGTGTTGGTTCTGATCCACAATGTGAAAGTTCGACATATGTGAAGACACAGTGGATCAAAACGAAACGGCGTGATTTTTGTGGAGTATTATTCCTCACAGATTATAACGATACAGCCCCCATTGATCCAGAGTTTGAATGTTATGGTGGAAAGTTGGAATTTCCTAATCACAAATTTGGATTCAACCCACGTCGGGGGACCCTTATCATATATCCCAGCGATCCAAGATTCATAAACTCTGTCAGCAATGTACAAGTTGGTACATTGCACCTAATGCGGATATGTATGGAATCCACCACCCCATATGTATATGATCCAAAGATGTTCCCCGGTAACTACACAACCTGGTTCAAATAGCACAACCATATCACATATATACCCTGTTGGGTCTTGTTGAACTCTCATCTCATTCAGAATACAATGCAGTTTCTAATAACCAACTGTAGAGAGTATCCAATATGTCCCACGAATATCAAGAACTGATAATGCCTTCTAGCCCCGAAGATCGTAAGAAACTCAAAGCTGGTATTAATGAAGTTGTGAACTGCCTCGCCCGAGTTAAGGGGGAGACAGAAGCAAAAAAGGAAATCGTCGAAGCTCTCAGTGAGGAGTTTGAAATTAGCAAGAAATTGATTTTAAAGGCGGCTACTACATTCTTCAAAGAAAATTATCAAGCGCAAGCAGCAGAAAATGAAGATTTTGAAACTTTCATCGAAACGCTGGTTGGTGATCAATCAGCCGCACCTGCAGCAACCACATCGGTCCAATAATGTCAAATCTAGAAATAGAACGCAGGTTTCTATTGATAGATGATAGCTGGACCAATGCTGAGATCCAATTAACTCAACGTATTATACAATCATACGTTGAGTTGAAGGATGGTAATTGTGAACGAATGAGAGTCACAGAAGGATTTGGATTCTCATCCGCTACACATACAGTCAAGCAGCGAATCAGTGATATCACTAGAACAGAGACTGAAACTGTAGTTCCTGTCATTGATGCGATTGGTTGGTTAGTAAATGCCCCCAATTCGATGATAGATAAGACTAGACACATGATCGAGCAATTGGATGATGGCATTGTGTGGGAAATAGATGTGTTCCATGGGTCCAACCATGGACTCGTCATAGCTGAGGTTGAACTTAAATCTGAAACACAAGAGTTCACTCTCCCCCCATGGATCGGACAGGATATAACTTCTGATTATAAATACACAAATCTACAATTAAGTCTAATGCCATATAAGCATTGGAATCCCTAACCCACTAACAGCAGGTACTCCCTTGAAAATAATGTCAGATCCAATTGGTATGCACCAACTAGCAATGGTAACAAAGTTGGCAAGGGGAGTCCCAGCTGATCATGGACGAATTTGTTTCGTTGTCAAACAATATGATAAGGTCAAGGCTGGACTTTATGTATATAATGCAAGGCAACCGGGATGGATTCAAGTAGCCGACGATAATAATATGGCCGTCACTAATCTGGTATCACTGGATTGTATTAACATATCATTAACTAAACAGAAGGGGTCATTGGGAAGTACATACAACAAGGTCACGTTAGCTGAACATTGCGAATATGCTAGACTGATCATAAGCGGACACGGGATGACCGAAGCAAAGGGGTGGGAAATTTGGAACGCTGATGTGGGTGGATCTCTTATTAAGGCTGACAGCGAGCGATTGGCTTGGAGGGACAACACAGTATACCATAGTGGCAATTTTGCTCCCGAAGACTTCCAGACTAAACAAGAAAGCATAGATGTTGGGAACAGGCACCAGTCATCCAGCAGTGAAGTGCTATTCGTCAATACCACTGACCGTGAAAAGTTAATATATCTACCATCAATATATGAGCGTGGTGACTATATTAAGGTATTTGATGATGAGCATTGTTTTGATGTAAATCCGTGTACTGTGGCTGGGTATAAAGGATGTAAAATAAATGGTGAACCCACTCCAGTGATATTGAACACTAAAGGGATCGTTGCGACATTTACATACCAAAATGACGCAAAAGGTTGGAGAATTGATTATACACAACAAATTTGAGACCGTGGTATGAGTTATATCAATGCAATACAGAAATCAAATAAGGTAATAGTGTGGGAACGAAGTGCTAGTGGGCGGAAGGCTGTAACCTATCCGGGAATATTCGAATACTATGTTCCCGACCCACACGGTGAAATAACTAGCATATTTGGGAATAAGGTATCTCTGTGCACATTTGATAGTTATTGGGAATTTAAAACTTCTCTCGATGATTATAAGGCTTACCCCGTACCACTCAGATATGAATCTGACATTGGTACCGAATACAAAGTATTATCAGAAAATTATTATGATGTAGACCCCCCGAAGTTGAACATAACTCTATACGATATCGAAGTCGATTATGATGAAACGATTGGATTCAGCAGTGTAGAAAATCCTTACGCACCAATTAATGCAATTGCGTTATATCATGAATGGTCTGGTAAGCAACTCGTATTAGCAGTACCACCACCTGGGTGGGATAGCAATGGAAATGATGAGCTGTATGCTATGGGTGAAGAAACTGGTACCGAGATTCGATTGTTTTCTACAGAATCTGAGTTGTTGTTGGTTTTTTTGGATGAAATTGAAGACTCCGATTGCATAAGTGGGTGGAATTCAGATTTTTTTGATACGCCATACATTTGTGCTAGAATTCAGAAATCATTGGGTGATGTCTTTTTTAAGAAAATGTCATTCCCTGAAGCTGCAGCACCAAAGTATAGGTTACAACAAGTGTTTGGAGTGGATCGCACGACTGTGGATTTGGGTGGAAGGATTAGTTATGACTATATGGAGTTGTTCAAGAAATTTGAAATGAATGGTCGACCATCATATAGTCTGGAAGCAATCTCAAATGAGGTTCTTCCTGATTTACCTAAACTGACATACACCGGATCTCTAGCCAAATTATATAAAAATGATTTCGTTTTCTTCATTAGATATAACATTCGTGATACTGAGGTATTGAGAGGGTTTGAAGAGAAACTGGGGTACATACAACTAGCTAGTGTTTTATATCACTCATCTTGTGGGTTACCAGCTAACATATTTGGAACGATCAAATTAGTAGACCTCGCTCTGATCAATCACTGCCACTACAATCTCGGAGTTGTTGTTCCCGATCACAATAAGTTAAAAATTGATGGTGGAGCTTTTGGGGCTATGGTGTTGCATCCACAAAAAGGATTGCATAGTTGGATTGGTAGCATAGACATCACATCCCTATATCCATCAAGTATCCGTATGAATAATATAAGCCCTGAAAAGTTGATAGGTCAAATGAGGGGATCTCTAACTGACGATGACAGAGGAAGGCATTCTGCGTGGGATATTATACATAGGAATTCATCGACCGAATCTGTCACAATGGACTATGATGATATTGACAAATATGGTGAAACTGAAACCCACACAGGAGCAGAGTGGAGGGAGATCTTGTTTGAACACAAATGGTCAATTTCTGGGTATGGTACAATTTTCGACCAGGCAACTCCTGGAATGTTTCCAACGGTGCTCCACACATGGTTCAAAGATAGAGATGTGTACAAGAAGAAAATGAATGGTGCTAAGAAATCAGCAGCTGCAATATTGGAGAAGTATAAGTAATGGAAATCCGTGGCGGTATAGAAATATCTGATGAAGATGCTGTCGAATATGATAGACTAATAGATGAAGCAGCTTATTATGATCGACTGCAGTATGTTAAGAAGATCCAACAGAATGCGGCATATGGTTGTCTAGGTAACTTTTGGTTTAGATTCTTCGATCTCAGGTTGAGTCAAAGCACCACAGGGACAGGACGTGCTATCCTGGAACATATGGGTGCTCAAACGGCATTGGTGTTGGATGGTAAATATGATATGCACTCTGAGTCCATCGTATATGGTGATTCGGTAGGAAAAGATTCTATCATTCAATTGGAAGATAGAAGAAAAGTTCCAATTGAGGATATATTTACTAATATCGATAACACCATCGAATCAAAAGAGTACTGCCATCCAACGGATATCTCAGTACTCACATACGATGAACATTCAAAAGAACTATGTTACAGACGAGTACTGTATGTAATGAGACATCAGGTCAGTAAACCTGTGTACACCGTGTCATTCAGTGACAATACCAGTATTATCGTAACTGAAGATCATTCACTGATTGAATATACCAAACATGGGATGATTGAGGTGAGACCTACAGATATTGAAATCGGTAATACGATGTTCTTATCTTCCACATCCAATATTATAACCGCCACATCCGTTACATTAACTGAATATTCGGATCCTGTATATGACATTTCAGTTGAAGGCACTCACACATTCTTTGCAAACGGTGTGTTAGTACACAATACCGACAGTATATATTTCAAGACACATGCTGGTGAAACGGGCAATGCATCAACATATGACCAGGTCATCGACGAAGCTGTACTCATTGCTGATGAGATTGGTAAGATTGCTGATAAATCCTTTGATAAATTTTGTAAAGATGCTTTTTGCATTCAACCCGAATATGATGGGATTATCGCATGTGATAGAGAAGTAGTAGCAAAGCGTGGGATTTTTGTAACAAAAAAACGGTATGTTCTGAAATTAGTTGATTTGGATGGATATAGAGTTGACAAGCTTAAAGCTATGGGTCTTGAGATGAAAAAGACCACTACTCCCAAACCTATCCAAAAATTCCTGGAAGATGTAGTAAATATGGTTTTGGATGGAAATGATTCATGGGATGTTATCGATGATTTTATCATTGATTATAGAGCACAAGTATCCCACATTATGCCAACGTTCGATATTGGATTACCCAAAGGTGTAAAAAATGTTGAGAGTTATACAGATGCACACAATCGTGGGATTGGACCAGATGGAAAATTAGCGAGACTACCTGGACATGTAGCAGCATCGATTAACTATAATGAATGCCTTACGAAATTTAAGGACTTGGATAGTGAACCGATTCGTTCTGGATCCAAGATTAAAGTATTTTACATCACACAAAAATATGGACGTTTTACTAGTATCGCTATCCCTACAGATTCAGGTACAATGCCGCCATGGTTTGATGAACATTTCGAGGTCGAT